AACTTTATCCATTCAGAGTGAGAGAAAGGGGGACATTGTCTCTCTTTCCTCTCTGAAAAATAAATGTTTTTATTGCTTATTATCCGCACCCAAAAAGTTGCATTTATAAGTTGAACTCAAGATATATAAAACCCCCTTTTTCCCTTTTTCCCAATATTTTTGAATAGCGGTACTATCTTTAATGACTGTTATACTTTCCATTTTGTTTCTATCAAGTGCTGAATAGATTTCAAAGGGTAATTTAACATCATTAACAACATAAACCAAAGAGTCGGCAGATATGTTGTTATGAGTAACGCTTTCAGTTGTTACCTTGATGTCATTTACTGATTTTTTATCATTAGTTGTTACGTTGTTGCAACCAATAACACTAATTACACAAATTCCAATAAAGAATAATCCTTTTTTCATACTTCTATTTTTATGGGGTTACAATTCTGTATTCACGTGTATTTTCCCGAAAGTCTTTTGCTCGTCACGTACCCGACATAGCTACCTATGTACTTTTATTTGCAAATATAGCAAAAGTGCCATTCATAAGGTATTATGAACAGCATTTTTTTTGTTTTCCAGCAAGATAAAACGGTTATATCTTCATTCCCCTGCCTTTCCTTTGCGGCTGCATGGGTCGGTGTATGTTCTGCCTTAGCTTGTCGAATTGCTCCTTGAACCACTCGGCAATGGGCTTTCGGTCAATGGCAAGAACCAGTTTCGTCCCGTCCGTGGGGTCTTTCACCACTTGAACCCCTGCCTTTTCGGTCTTGAATTTCCGCTTGTGTTCCTCCGAGTAGAGTTCCCCTGCGTATTCCAACGGCTTCCCCTTGACGAGCGTTGCCGTCTGCCCGTCGCTGAACCCGATAAGGCGGCAGAGGTTTTCGATACGGAGCATTTCACGGAAATAGGGGAACCATGTCGCCGCCCGTGCGATTACCGTTTTCAGAAACGATATTTCCTGCTTGTGCTTCGTTTTCTTGTCCGCTATCTCCCTGCGGTGCTTCCGCTCTACTTCTGCCATTTGTCGGCTGTGGTCTACCTGCATGGTCTGTATTCTGTCTTGCAGGGCTTCGATGGTTTCCCCGTGCGTGGCTACCTCCCTATGCAGGGCGGCGTTCTCCCTCTCCAGCGTCTTGACCTTGTTACTGCCGAAAAGAGAACCGACGCTCTCGGCGATGTTGGCGGCTGCGGTGGTCGCCGCCCCTTTCAGCTTCTCGGTCTGTATCTCTTTTTTCGCCCGTCTTAATTCCTCCTGCGCCGTTTCTTTCTGACGCTGCAAATCCACTACCTCCGCTTTGAGGCTGTCGGCGAGTTTCTTCGTTTCATTGTAATACTGCTGCGTGGACTTGTGCCGTGCTTTCGAGCCGTCTATGCCCCTTTGCAGCCCGTATTTCGCCATCGCTTCGGCATAGGTATCTTGGTAGGACTTCAATTTCAGCCGTGTCATAATATCGTCTGCGCACAGCCTCACGGTGTCGGTCGGCTTCTTGCGGTATCGTTTTTTCGTCTGTTCCTCCCGTTTCCTGCGCTTGCGCTCTCCCTTGACGATGGGGACGAGCGTGACGTGTATGTGCGGCGTTTCCTCGTCCCGATGCAGGTGCGCCGCCACGATGTTCTCCTTTCCGAACGTGTCGGCGAAGTATTTCAGACTGTCGGCGCACCACTCGTCCAAACGTCCCTCCCTTTCGATGCGCTCCATGTCCTCGTGCGTTCCCGACACGTTGATGCGGATTGCCCGTACTTGGTTGCTTCCGATTTTGCGTGTCAGCCCCGCTTCTTCCAGTCTTTTCTGAATAGCCGCCGAACGGTCTTTCACTCCGTCGGGGTATTCGATGAGCCTGCGGTTCAGGTGCGTGCGTGTGGGGTCGGCATTCTTCGGGATGATGAAACGCTCGATGTGGGCGGTCGTTCCGCTGTCGGAACCGTGCGCCTTTTCCATGTGCAATACTACAAATCCCATATATTTTTCCTTTCTTTTTTAGCTTGTGAAACAATAAACTTGACTATCTTTGAGGGCGGCGAAATGCCGTCCTCAACGGGGTGTGCAGAGGGGCTTGCCCCTTGCCTTATTGGGGAATTTTCAGCGATACGGAGTATTGCGGCTCGGAAAATTCCCTAATAAGCTACGGTATTTTCTCCGTAAATACCCTGCGGCGTGTCGGCGGTCTTTCTGTGGTGGCTCTCCCTGCCGCCTGCTTACCCGTATAACCCCACCTTATTATTTTTCCCTTTCGGTCGGTGGTGGGCGGCGGGGCGGTCGTTTCCGTTTTCAAAGGCTTCTTTGCACGGGGCGGTCGGATACAAGGTTTTCCCGATAAATACGCTCGCAGCGAAGCGAGAGGAAGATTTATCGGGAAACGGCGCAGCCGCTTGACCTTTTAGCCGACATAAAGCCCCGTGCTTGCTTTGCCTTTGTAAACGGAAATGATTGCTCCGCTTTCCTCTGAAAAGAGGAATAGACCCTGCAATATATATCACCATAGTGATAGATTTGCATGTTTGCATGTTGGTATGCTGGCATGTTGGTATGTTTGCATGTTGATATGTTGGTATATCATCACGCTTTCCAACGGCTGTTGGGTTTGCCGTCCGAAACAACCGACACGAATACCGTCGTTTTTTCTTTTCGCCCGTGTATAATCCTCTTTAATAATGCCTTGCGGACTTTCGCCGCCCCGAACGATTCGATACGGAAAGCGAGGGCGGCTATCGCTTCGAGGTTGTAAACCTCCACGCTGTATTTGTCCGATATGCGGATAATGCGCTTTATGTCATATATACACAAAACTCCGCTTTTGCAGAGAGCCTTTATCCCTACCCGAACCGTCGGGGCGATAACCCCGAACAGTTCGCAAATTTCCCGCTCGGTCATGGCGGTTGCACCTATATCGCTCGGCAGGGAGATATTGCCCCGCTCGTCCATCGTGATAATGTTCCTTTCTTCTTTCATCGGTATGCTGTTTTAAGGTGACTAAATGGCTCGGCAGATGTTCTTCTCCATCTCCTCCAACTTGTGCGACAAGGTTTCCATGTCTTGGCTTATCTTCTGGGCGGTGATTTTGGCGTAAATTTGGGTGGTTTTTATGTTTGTGTGTCCCAAAAGGCGGCTTACGGTTTCAATGGGTACGCCGTGCGACAAAAGCACGGTCGTGGCGTTCGTGTGGCGTGCAACATGGTAGGTCAGCCGCACCTTGAAACCGCATTGTCTGCCTATATCTTTAAGTATCTTGTTGCAACTGCCGTTGCTCGGAACGGGAAAAACATGACCGTCCCTTGCCAGCCCCTTGTATTTCTCTATGATACGTTTGGGAACGTCCAAAAGACGGATGTTCGATTCGGTGTTGGTTTTCTTCCGTCGGGTGATTATCCACAGATTGCCGTCGAAGAATGTTTGCAGGCGGTCAATGGTGAGGTTCTTCACGTCCGAATACGCCAAACCCGTGAACACGGAAAAGACGAACAAGTCCCGTACAAGTTCATGGGTGGCGTTCTTCATCGGTGCGTCCATGAGCGTCTGTATCTCCGTTTGGGTGAGGTAGCCTCTATCCACGCTTTCGGGAGAGTTGATATATCCCGCAAAGGGGTTGAACGGCAAACGCCCGTCGTTCCTCGCAATGGAAACGATGTGCTTCAACACAATCATGTAGCCCCACACGGTATTGGTGCGGCATTTCTTCTCCGTACGTAAAAAATACTCGAAATCGTTGATGAACGTGAGGTTGAGTTCCTTTAACGGGATGTCCTCACGCTTGTAGGCATGGGGCAGGAACTCCCGAATATGGTTGCAGACCGTCCGATAACGGGTAAATGTCCCCTGCGCCCTGCTGTGCCCGACTTTCTTCTCAAACTCGGCGTTGTGCTGCTCGAACAGCTTCAACAAGGTTTCCTGCTTGACGCCGATACCGAGATAGGCGTCTTTGAGTTTGGCGGCGGTAACATAACCGTCCGTCTGCATCAGTTCTTGATAACGGCGGTTTACATCCGCACGGATTTTATCTACCGCAAGGTTGATTCTCTGCGCTTCGACGCTCTTGCCCGAAGCACGGTTGTTCTTCACGTCCCACAACCGTGGGGGAACGTCCATCTTGCAACTGAACTGTTTAATCTCTCCGTCCACCGTAAGGCGGCACATCAGAGGCAGGTTGCCGTTAGGCTTCTCGCTGCCTTTCTTCACGTAAAATAAGACCTTGAATGTACTTCGCATAACTCACTCCTTTTTTTGGTTACAAAATTAGTTTATAGTGAGTTACCGACAGCTATGCAAATCGCCGCAAAACGCAGTAAAAGAACCTCTTAGCAAGAAATATGCACCCGTTACGGGGGTAATGAGGTGGTAACTGAACTTCTGCACCGTTTGGCTTCGGGGTGGCATTCCGTTGGCTCTGCCTAATAGAAAAACAAAGCGTAACGAACGCTCTTTCAGCTAATTCGCTACGCTTTGTTCAAATTTGCAATTCCGCTATGTGTTTATTTTAAGCACGGATCATACGGATTACACAGTGTTAGTATGAAAACCGTGTTTATCCGTGCAATCCGTGCTTTACTATTTTTATAAATTAAGTGGAGAAATGCACTAATGGGTGTAAGAATTAGA